AATCTTCTTTTATTTACTTTTCTGTTTTCATTGTCTGTTATGATTTCCCCAGAAACATCTTTTATTGCAAGTGTATAATCATTTCCCATTCTCCAGCCTAAATTACCTGCCCCTGTTTCAGAAGGCTTTAATGTAAAACAGCCTATTTGATTTTGATATAATAAAGAAAGTTGGTCAAAATCATATTCTTGCTCGCTCCTACTTATCCAAGTACATTCTGTTGCAATTCCACTGTCTTCTACATTTCCTATTACGTGTACGATTGCAGACAAACACGCTCCGCTTATACTTGCACCTGTATTTGCTTTATAAATTCCCTCTACCATTTGGCAAAAATCCGTATCATATGTTTTTCTATATGCTATGGTTTCTTCTCCTGTTTGTCCAAATTTCAATTCATTTGTACCACAATAAGCAATACTGTTATATTTTTCTGCAAAAGTGTATAATGCTTTGTCAGCTGCTGCACTGCTAAAACCAATATAACTACTATCTGTAATTTGTTTTCCAGCAAGTTCCAATAATTTTAATCCTGTTCTTTTTCCAGTACCTGTATCAAATGTACCAATATAATCTGTTTCTTCTACTTTTGCACCGTTAGAACCTCCTAAAAGTTGTGTTTGCTCTATTACAGAAGGTTTCTTTTCCTCCAATGTTTCTGCTGTGCTTTTTAAATCCTCTAATATAAAATGATAGCTTTTTTCATTTACCACTTTTATAGCATAGTTTTGGCTTTGTTCGTCCATTGTCAGCCCTTTGTATGTTTCGTATCCATCTAAATCAGAATACAATTTTAATGTAAAACTTTCTTCCTTTTCTGCAATGACTTCTGCTGTAAATATATTGGCATATTCTCCCGGATATTTTGCACTGACTTTCAATGTAGGTACTGGTGTTTGCTGACTATCTGTTAATGTCAAACTTGCTGTAGCATATCCTGCCCCCAATATCCTTACAAATACCGCTTTTTTTGCCCTTGCCATATGTAAATGTGTTAAAAGTTGATTTCCTTTACAGCCTTTGTCGCTCATTTCTCCCAATACAGTACGTAATATTTCTGTCATTCTTTTTGTAGGCGTTTCACCGCAATAAATGTATTCATTGATTGGCCCTCTGTCAAATTCTCCTACAAATCCTAATACAAAGTCAGGCATAGTAATATCATTTGATTGTGGTACTGGCATTTCATTTACATAAATATCAGGAGGCATTGTTCTAATGTCTCCTGTAAATCCTCTTAATATTGGCATATTGTAAACCTCCTTTAAACACATTTTAAAAGCCTTTTAAAGTGCTTTTAAATACTTTTTAAAAAATTTTTGTTTTTAAATATTTTTAATTTTTCCTATAAAATTCATCTGTTTTACTGTGTCGACAACTTCTTCTGTCAATAATTTTGCACTGCATTGCCATGTTTGATTGACTTGCCATAAATCTGTGTCACCTTCTGGCGGTGCAGGAGGGTACATTAAAAATATATCCATACTTTCCAGCCATTTGTCCCCTTCTAATTTCAATGCGTTTTTTCTTTCCAAGTAATTTATAAACTTTGTAGATAATTGTTGTGCAATGCCTTTTCTATTTGCAAAAAAACTAATCTGTATGACATATCCTAGTCTTAATGTTTCTGTTGCCACCGTAAATTGATTGTCGTTATCGTTTTTTACTACTTTATGTGGTATAAATTCCCTCATCAATCCCTTTTCAGAACTTGCTGATACAAAAGAAATATTCGCTGCATTTTTATTTTGTTTTCTGTAGCTGTCTGCTGTAGGGAAGTCATCTAGCACTAAAAAATCTTGTCCATGTACTGTTTTAATTGCTTTTTTTAGCGTTTCATATACCAGTACAAGAGGGTCTCTTATCTTTTCCATCAAAATCCCCCTTGACCAAAGTTTGCCATATTTTCCGCAATACCGTTTTTAATATCTTCTGCAATTTCTTCTTTGTTTTCTACTACAGAAGGTCTTAAATAAGGTCTTGGCGGTATATTTCTTTTTGCCGAACCGTATTCTTGTGCTGCACCATATGTTGCAACATTTTTTTCTGCCACACCAATATATACATTGCCTTGTGCTAGTTGACTTTCTTCTGTTGTAATTAACTTTCTTAATAATGATGTGCCTACTAAAGGGCTGTCATCTGCTGTACCACTTGGCTCAAAACTGCCGTATTTTTTTAAATATTCTTTTCCAGGTTTTTTTATATTTCCCTTTTTTGATAAATATTTTCTTTTTACAGTTTGTGGCTTTAATGTTTGCCAGGCTGGATATTCTCCTACACTTGGTTGATAGGTACCTAGTTTTGCCTTTGCAGTACCCATTACTCTTATTCCTGCTTGTTTTAAACCGTTTTGAGCACCTTGCTGTATCACTTCTTCTATATTTGTAATTGCTTTTATTAGCTTTTCAAAATCACTCATTATAGCACCTTCTTTGCCTTATATTGTCTGCAAAGTAATGTTTCACCTATTACTACAGGCAATATTTCAAATACAATATATTCTTCTTTTTGATATACTACTCTGTCACCTGTACGAATACTACTTTGTTGTCCTCTCACCGGCAAGACAGCCGGACAGCACGGAGTGCTGGCTTTTGACGTAGTCAAAAGTGATTGACCTATTTCTGCAAACTCAAAATATTTTTCTGCATTATTTCCTAACTCCATATTGTTCGCAATTTCTCCTGCTGCTCCTTTTTCAGAAGCCAATGTCATAGGTATTACTTTTATTGTACTTTCTGTTACATTGTCATTTTCTCCTATGTCGCAAATGCCAAGCTGTTCTGTATCTCCCGTTTTCTGTAACAATGTAATTTCTGTTTCACAACCCATTTTCTGAAATGTCTGTAGCTTTTTTAATACTACCTTTGCTATGTCTACCATTAACACCAACTCCCTACAACATTACCTCTTATACCTTCAAAAAATAGTTGTTTTTTATCCTTTGCTATATCAAGTAACATTTCTTTGTTGTTTTTGCCTTCCTCAAATGTCAATTCCAGTCCTCGCCCTAATTTCATTGTTTTTAAATTACCATCTGTAATGCCTTGTTCTGTCATTTTTAATGCTTTTTTCTCCAACAAATCACCATAACAAAAACTATAAAATAAATATAATTCACTTTCTGGTATTTCCGTTATTTTTCTGTCTGCATAGTACAAAAAGGAAATCATTCCATAATAACCAGTTTTCAAAACAATACAATTTCCTACAATAGCATACTTTTCTAATCCTTTGTACCATGTCTGATAGTCTTCAGGAAGGGCATATAGTTTTTGTCCTTCCACAATAGTAATATTACATTCTCGAATAATAGGCTTTTTTCTGGAATAAAATTTTAAAGCAGTGTTGACACTGTTTTGTATCTCTTTTTCTGCAAAAAAATAAGGCTTTTCATTGTCCTTACTGTATTGTCTAAATTCTTTTATAAAATTTTTCATTCTTCTTCCTCTATTTGCTGTTCTGATTTTTGCTCTTCTTCTTTTTCTGTATTTTGTTCTGTCGTTTGATACATCTCACAAGGATATATCATTCGTCCTGTGATAGTATCTTTTTCATATCCCCTTGCAATTTCCATATTTATCATTTCTCCTTAGAATTCATTTAAAATAACTTGAATGCTTTGATAGGGCTCGCTATTGGTTTCATTCTACCTTTGACATCTCCATTTATCATTTCTACAAATCCTGTCAGTGCATCGGGGGCATCATCATGTGCATTTTTCCCTTTTCTCTGATAATTGCTAATTGCTTTGTAAAACTCCTTGTATTTTTTCTCCCAACCTTCTGGAAATATCACTTGTTCCATTACATTTGTTGCATTGACAAGTATTCTGGTATTTTTATTTTTACTTTGATGAAACCATGTAATATTACATTTTCTGCATTTTAATTTTTTCAGTTCTCTTTCTACATTTCTGGCAAATCCTCTGCCTCCGTTGTTGCTTTCTATCAAACACTCTCTTATTTGTAATAGTGATAAAAGCCTTGCTGTTTCTGGTTCTGTTACCTCCATAGATTTATCAGTATAATATATTCCTGTAACATAACCGTATCTCCCTACCACACCGCCTATTATGGCACACAAATAATCTTTTCCTTCATCTGCTGTATCAATATAAGCAATCTGTCTTTCAAACAAATCACTATCTATTACATCATAAGTTTTAAATTTTCCATACAATACCCCTTTGATATCAATAGGCTGTTGCATATAGTTTGCTAACCAAATATGTTCATCAAGTGTTTCTCTTTTTCGAATTAAATCTTCTGTAGGATATAAACTTTCGCATATACTTTTGTCGTTTTTATCCAATGCTGCTAATTGCAATACATAACATCTGTTATGATATTCTGTTATGATTTTTCCTGCTAAATCATCTGTAGCCCATCTGGTTTGTATAATTATCTGTAAACTGTTTGGCAACATTCTTGATGTCAATGTATTTTTATAAAAATCAAAATGTCCTTGTTTTACTTTTTCATTTATCGCTTCTTCTGCATTTTTAATAGGGTCATCTATGATAATAATATTTCCTCTCATACCTGTTAATTTTCCAGTAAATGAAGTGCCTAAATAACTCATATAAGCATTTTTTAACGCCCATTTATCCGCTGCACCATCGCCTTCTTTAATTTTCAGTTCAGGAAAAAAACTAACAGGTACAAAATCGTGATATTCCTCTAGCTGTATGGTGTTTCTTACTGTTTTGGAAAATGATATTGCTAAATCTTGTCCATAACTTACTGTAATCACTTGATTTTTATTGTTCTTTCCTAATACCCATGTTGCAAATAAACTTGCTGTATAACTTTTTCCAAAACCAGGAGGTAAATTTAATATCAGTATGTCATAAGGCTTTTTTGTTTTCTCATTTATTATTTTTCTTTCATACATTTTTTGTAATGTATCACAAATAATATCTTGATATGCTCTCTCTTTTTTAAAAAAGTCGTTGTTTATCATATTGCAGTATTGTCTAAAACTTTTTTTGCCTTTTTCAATTTCTGCTTCTCTTTGTGTTTTTTCCCCTGTAGAAATGCTCCTAAATTCTTCTAAAAAGCTCATGCGTATTTCTCCCTGCTTAATATAATTGCTGCTAAATCATGTTCTCTTTTTAGACTTTCTCCGCTGATATTTGTGTATCTTTCTGCCCTGTTTTGCCTGTCCCATTGCTTTTGATACGCTTTTCTCTTTTGCCTGTTTGCTTTTTTCCTTTTTTCTTTTTCTTGCTTGTACTCAGGCAATTTTTTTAAATAACGATATATGCTTTTCTCACTTTTTAATAGCATTATGCTAATTTCTCTAATACTTTTTTTCTCCATAAAAAAAAGAGCCTTCGCTTGCTCCTGCCACATTTTATCACTTCCTCATTGGTGAATATATTTGATGAATATGATACCTTTTACTTTTTTGTCCATTTTTTGTCGGATTATTTTTGGACGCAGTAATGTTACTGACATAAGACATTGAAAGTCTTTCTATAAATAATTATTTTTCTGTTTCTTTTTCAATATCATTTGCTATTTTGATAATCTCTTTTGCTACTTCAGGGTGATTTTTTCCAATCTCCTCATATACTTGTTGTTTTAATTTTTTTAATGCTGTATGTACCGCTCCTGCTTCCTTTCTTGCATGAAGTTTTAATCTTTCATTCTGCACCTGTGCCCTTTGTAATGTTGCAATAGAACGTGCGGCTTCTATTTTTTCCTTTTGTTTTATATTTTCATTTATCAATACTTGCATAATCATTTGGCTGATAAGTGCATTGTTGGCTTCATGTAGTTCTGTAGTAGGTCTTTCTGTATTATCTTCTGCCAACAGTTGTGCATATTCCTTTGCTAATCTCACACTTTCAAATTTTTGTAAAAAAGGTTTTCCATATCTGTGTATACTTGTTTTAGATATGTTGTGTCCCATTTCTTTTAAATATTTTGCAATTTCTTCATAAGTGTGCCCCTCAAGAAGCCTGTTTTCCACTTCTTTTCTTATCACTTCTGGCAGTTTATCCACTTTTCCATGACTTCTATTTTTTTCTGTCGATATTACAGCCTCCTCCTTCCCTTCGTTTTTCTCTATTTTTACTATAACATATTTTTTGTGACAAGTCCTTCAAAAACTGTCAAAACTTTTTTTCTTTGTACTTTTTTATCATTCTGTATATTGTTCTTTCAGAAATACAATATTTTTCTGCTAATTCTTTTGTATTCTCTCCTGTAAATTCTTCTAATATCTTTTTATATTTTTCTCTTTTTTGTAATTCTTTCTCTTTTGGAATATAAATATTACTCCCTCCAAATACATGAGATAACATTGTTAAATTCTCCATTCCTATTAGTTCTGCATATTCTTTGTATTTTTGCTTCATAGAATTTCTCCTTTTTTGTCTTTTATACTATTATATCATATTATTATAAAATCCAATCAGAATACGAAAAATAAATTTTTTTACAGTTTTTAAAAAAATTTTCATTTTTCTATTGACAAACTATACTATTGATAGTATAATAGTGTTCAGAAAGGGGGAATGAAGTAAAAAAATACAAAAAGAAAGGAGGGAAAAAGGGTGGAAAATAAAAATAAAGTGGTTAAAAAAATAGAAGAGCTTAGCGAAGTGATTGCAGCACTTACTAAGCTCACAATAGAAGTAGGAACACTCTTATTTGCTATAAAATTAGTAATAATGAGCCTACTATAAATCAAAAGGGAGGGGAAACCATCCCACATAAAAAATAATACCACAAAACCACCCTAAATACAATGAAAAATGATACCAAAGAAATCATCATTGCCTTGTTAAAATTGATGTTTCAAATCGTTCGTCTTATTGTAGTTGTTGTAGGTCTTTACCTTATCATATTTCATAAATAGGAGTTGATTTACTTGCAAACAGAAACAAAACAAACAAACCCACAAACAGAAGCAAACAAAAAATGGCAAGAAAAAAATAGAGAAAAAGCAAAATATTTGCGTAACCGTTCCACTTCAAGAAGTTTTATTAAAAATCAAGCAACATTAGAGGATATAAAAGAATTGCAACAACTCATACAAACAAGAATAGAACTTCTTACCTCTACATCATAACAAACAGAATAATCGTCTTTCATTTTTACTGTTATCATTTTTAACACTTCCTTATGGTCTAATATTCATTTCTATTGCCATCTCTGCAATATTTTTACTGTTTATTTGTCCAAATACTGCTGCTGTATTCACAAATACATTTACTGCTCCTCTAACACCGTAATTTGTTCTGCTAATAGCAAGTAATAACTCAATGACATTTTCTTCTAATTCATTCTCTTCAAAAAGTAATGTAATATCTTCTTTTGTAATGCTGTTTGTTGTAATGTGTTCTTTGTATGCTATTCTACTGTAAAGTTGTGCATAAGAGGCTTGTCCGCTTCCTCTCATTTTTAAATAAATTTCATCATTTCCTATAAATGCAATGCCTATACCGCTTTCATCGCTCATACATCTTAAATGATTTATTACTCTTACGGTTAAATGTTGTGCTTCATCTATAATAAGCACTTTGTTGCTTCTTTTTAATTTTGCTACGGCTTCACTGTATATTTTCCTTGCTATTTTTTCTCTTATTCTTAATTGTTCTGCTATCAATTCATTTACCCCTGTAATACTTGCAAAACAAGGGGACACTGTTATTACAATTGTTCCTTCAGGGTGTTTTTTAGCATACTGTTTGATTGCCATTGTTTTTCCTACTCCTGCATCACCATACGCAACTGCAATTTTTCCTTGTATATGGCAATACTCTATCAGTTTATATACCTTATTGCTAATACTCGTTTGTTTATATTCTGGTGCTTTTGGTGCGATTTCCTTTTGTGCCTTCAGTTCAAAAAACTGCTCTATTTTAGGGATAATAATATGAGGAGATTTATATACTCCCTTTAAAAATTGGCTAAGCTGTGGGTCAGAAATATCCAATTCTTTTGCAATCTCTTATTGTGTTTTTCCTGTTGTTTCTTTATATGTTAATAGCTTTTGTATTGCTTGTTCTTGTTCTATCATTTATATACCCCCTTTTTTTTAAACAGGTTATGTTACGTTAAAATGATATAGACAACAGTTCCTTGTTAGAAGTACAATAAAATTAAATAAAACATATTTTCTCCCAGAAAGGAGCTGTTTCTATGCATAAATATAAAAATTACTTTTAAAGACTTTTCTATTTCTTGTCCTCATTGTTTTTTTCAATCCATTTGGCGTTATGGAAAAGATAAATATGGACATCAAAAATATTGTTGTTGTAATTGTTATCACCAGTTTACTTTAGAACCTAATAAAACTATAATTTCTAAAAAAGGCTATCCGAAGTGTCCTATTTGTGGTAGAAATACATTTATTTGGCATAAGTATGACTTCTATATTCATTTTAAATGTAATTCTAAAAAATCTGGACATTCTATCAAAGTTCCTACTGTCCATCCGAACTTTTATAAAAAGAAGTTCCCTACTTTTGTAAGAACTTCTTTTAAAAGATTTCGTTTTGCACCAAATGTTATTTTATATGCTCTTACTCTTTATTTTGAAGCTTCCTGTTCTCTCAGACAAGTACAAAGACTATTGAAAAAACAGATGTTTATTCGTGTCTCTCACGTTTCCATTTATCGTTGGATGCGTCATTTTGCTTCTTTTTTTAGAACTGTTTCTCACTTTCTTCTACAAAAAGCAAATTTACAATCTGATGAATGGCACGTTGACGAAACTTATATTAAAGTAAAAGGGCAAAAGCATTCTTTATGGATACTACTAGATTCTGAAACAAGGGTTGTGATTGCTTTTTGCTTATCTAGTGTAAGAGATAGTAATACTGCTCTTACACTCTTTGAAAAATCACGTAATATTACAGATGCTTCTCCTTTGACAATCATTACAGACGGTTTGGATGCTTATAATATGCCTATTCTGCTTGCTTATCCCAAATCGAAACATCATAGGTATCCATCATTTGCTGATGATTGCAGTAATAATGTATTAGAATCTTTCAACAAAACTTTTAAGGCTTGGTACAAAACGAAAAAAGGATTTCATAGTTTTGATTCTGCTATGGATATGATTTCAAATTTTTTGTTTTATTATAATTTTATCCACAGTCATTCTTCTTTATCGGACCAAGCACCTGCTTGTGTTGCAGGTGTTCTATATTCTCAGGAACAAGCGAATCATTGGTTTTTGTTTTAAAAAATTTTTTCAGATATTCGCTTTTGTTTGTATGCCTTTTTTTGACTGTATTTTTAAAAGTCTTTTCTGTATTTTTATTTTCATATTAAGTTAACAAAACCTATATTAGTTCACAAATGATTGCTTCATATGGACGCAATTTTATTTGTTCTAAAGAAATTGTTGTTTCCTGTTTATAATTTGACAGTATTACTTTAGCTTTTCCAGAATAGAGAAATTCAGTTGATTTTTCATAAAAATTACATATAACAATCCATATTTTTTCATTCCATTTTCTAATGTATGCAAAAATATGTTTATCTTCTGGACAAAGTAATTCAAAAGTTCCATAAACTAATATATCTTCTTCTTTACGAAGTTTTATTAGTTTTTGATAATAATAGAAAATAGAATTTTTATCTTCTAATGCCATTTCTACATTGATTTTTGTATAATTTGGATTGATATGATACCAAGGAGTACCTTCTGTAAATCCTGCTTGATAACTAGTATTCCATTGCATAGGAGTTCTAGCATTATCCCTTGCTTTTGTACAAAGAGATTTCATAATATCTTTCTCTGAATATCCCATCTGTTTTCTTTCATAATACATATTAATAGCTTCTATATCTGCAAAATCTTCTATCGTTGAAAAAGGATAATTTGTCATTCCGATTTCTTCTCCTTGATAGATATAAGGAGTGCCTTTCATACCATGTAATACTGTAGCCAACATTTTTGCAGCTTCTACTCTATATTGCTTATCATTTCCCCATCGAGAAACAATTCTTGGAAGATCGTGACTATTCCAAAAAAGACTGTTCCAACCTTTTCCTTCTAATTCTCTTTGCCATTTCGCAAAAGTATTCTTTAAATAAATAAAGTCAAGAGGCTTTAAATCCCACTTTTGTTTTCCTTCTATTTGGTCTGCCTGCATTTGTTCAAACTGAAAAATCATATCTAATTCTTTTCTATCTGGAGCAGAATATAATTTTCCAATTTCTGTATCAGCTCCCCAACATTCTCCTACTGTTACCATATCTTTGCTACCAAATGTTTTTTTATTCATTTCTTGTAAATAATTATGAAGTTTTGGACCATTTTCTTTGATTTTCTG